CAGTGGTTCCATATCATCGCGCACCCGTACACCGACGCGACCTCGCTCGCCTCGCTCGAGGCCGAGCTGTCGAGCCGGTTCGGGCCGATGAGGATGATCGACGGCGTCGCCGTGACCTCGGCCGCGGGGTCACACGGAACACTGACGACGCTCGGCGACTCGCGGAACTCTCAACACTCCGTGATCGTCGCGCAAGATGGGGCCGCGCCTCTCACACCTCCGATGGAGTTCGCGGCCGAGGTCGCCGCCGTGATCGCGCGATATGGCGCGATCGACCCGGCTCGTCCGTTTCAGACTCTCCCGCTCACGAACGCGATCGCCGTGAAAGAGCCGGATCGCTGGACCCTCGACGAACGAAACCTGCTTTTGTTCGAGGGTATCGCAACGACCCGCGTCGGCGCGGGTGACGTTGTGCAGCTCGACCGCATGATCACGACGTATCAGGAGAACGGCGCGGGGTCGCCTGATACGTCCTACCTCGACGTGACGACGCTCCTCACGTTGCAATATCTCCGCTATTCCTGGCGCGTACAGATGCAATCGCGCTACCCGCGACACAAGCTCGCAAACGACGGCGTCCGTTTGGGGCCCGGTCAATTTGTGATGACCCCGAAGCTCGGGAAAGCCGAGGCCGTCGCGTGGTTCAAGTCGATGGAGCTCCTCGGACTCGTCGAGGGTTTCGATCAGTTTAAAGCCGATCTCATTGTCGAGCGTTCCGGGACCGACCCGAATCGCCTCGAGGTTTTGTTGCCGCCCGATCTGATCAATCAACTGATCGTCACCGCGGCACAAATTCAATTCCGCCTGTAATCGACGGGCGAGCGAACCAACTAACCGAACCGAAAACAGTTTTTCAGGAGATCCGAAAATGTCGCAACGACGAGCGGGATTGATTCAAGTGCAGATCAACGGCGAGGTGTACGACGCAAAAGGGAATTGGACGTACAACCTCGGCAAGCCAAAACGCGAGGCGATCGTCGGGGCCGACGGTATCCACGGGTTCAAGGAAACTCCTCAAGTCGCCTTTATTGAAGGCGAGATCACCGACCGCGGGAACCTCGACCTCGCGGCGCTCACCGCGATCGAGGACGCGACGATCACTCTCACGCTCGGGAGTGGGAAAGTCGTCGCGCTCGCCGAGGCGTGGTTCGCCGGCGAGGGAACCGGCAACACCGAGGAGGCGAACGTCGCCGTTCGGTTCGAGGGCAGCTCGGCCGAGGAGATCGTTTAGTCAATGTCGACGACCGTCAAACTCAAAACGCCGATCACGTTCGGGAGTGCAACGATCGGGGAACTCACGTTTCGCCGGCCGAAAGCGAAAGACTTCGCAGGGATCGAACTCAAGATCGGGGACGGCGGTTTGGTTCTCGATTTTTCGTCGATCCTACGGCTCGCCGGCCGCCTATGCGGACAACCGGACGCCGTGATCGGCGAGGTCGACATTGGGGATTTCACCGAGATCACCGAGATCGTGATGGGTTTTATCATGCCTGGCCGGCCGATTGGCGAGACGGGATCGCCGTCTTAGCGTACACCTTCCATTTCCCGCCGTCGGAATTGATGGAGATGGACGCCGAGGCGCTCGCGTTTTGGCTCGACCGGGCAAACTGGATCGCAAAACAAAGGGGATCGTAAATGGCCGGCCTCGGCGGCAAAAAATATCCGCTTTCGATTGTCGTCGGAACCGTCGACAAGGCGACCGCCAAGTTCGAGGCGATCAACAAGTCGATCACCCGGCTGACCGCGCCCGTGCGACGGTTGAACAACCGGCTCGAAGTCCTCAAAAAAGCCTCGGGCGCTGATGCGATGGCCGAGAATTTCGGCGCGGCAAAGGACGCGCTCGGCGGGTTCCTCGGTCCGATCAAAGCCGTTACCGGCGGTTTGCTCGCGGTCGTCGGCGCGGCCGGCCTCGGGACCCATGCCGTGATGGAGTTCGTCGAGGCGCAAGACGCGCTGGGCGAGGGCGCGAAACGTGTCGGCCTCGGGGTAGACGAGTTCGCCTCGTTCACTGGCGCGGCTAAGGCGTTCGGCAACACTCAAGAGGCCGCCGTCGGGTTCCTCGATAAGTTCACGATGAACACGCAAAAGGCGCGGCTCGGGACCGGAGAATTGACCGGGTTCCTAAAGCTCGTCTCGCCGGCGCTGCTCCGACAAGTAAAGGGAACCAAGTCAACGACCGAGGCGCTCTCGCTCATGGCGAACGCGATCGCAAAAGTCACCGACCCGGCAAAGCGGGCGGCGCTCGCGACTGCGGCGTTCGGCGGCGGCGGCGCGAAGCTCGTCGGCCTCCTCGAAAAAGGGGCCGAGGGGCTCGCCGAGTTTCAAAAGGGATGGCTCGATCTCGCGGGATCTCAGGAGGAAAGCGTACGACGCGCCGAGGAGGCCGGCGGCGCGCTCGACGCGCTCGGGGCGGCGTTCCAAGGGATCAAGGCGTCGATCGTGTCCGCGGCCGCGCCGGCAATCAAGGCGATCGGCGAGCGCGTGACGGCGTTCCTCGCGGACAACCGCGAGCGGCTCGCAGCCTGGTTTGAGGCTTTCGGCGAAAAACTACCCGGCGCGATTGAGGAGTTCGGGGTCAAGCTCTCCGTCGTCCTCGGATATTTGAAAAAGGCGTTTGATTTCGTCGGCGGGTTCCAAGGGATCGGGACGATCTTCGCGTCGATCGTCGGCGTAAAAATGGTCTATTCGCTCCTACTCCTCGGGAAAGCGATCACGGCGCTAGGGTTCGGAGGGATGAAGGCGGGGATCGTCGCGCTCTTTAACCCTGTCGGTTTGTTCCTCGTCGCGCTCGCCGCTTTCGCCGCCGCGGTTTATTCGATCGTCCAAAATTGGGAAGAGTTTGAATATGCGGGCCGTGTTGCGCTTGAGGCGATCGGCGAATTGTTCTCGGCCGTATGGGCGGGGATCGTCGAGGCGAGCGACGCCGTTGTCGAGGTCCTCATGGGATCGTGGAACGAGATCGCCGGATTTTTCACCGGAATCTGGGATTCAATCGGGGCCGGCTTTAACGCCGTCGTTGATCAATGGGCCGCGCGGATCGAGGGCGTCGTTCAGCTCGCGCGCGGCGTGACGGATTTCCTCGGGATCACCGACGAGGAGGCGGGACCCGCCGGCGGTCGCGCGACTCCCGTCGCCGGGGCCGTCGGTCGGAACCTACTCGGCGCGGCCGCGGTCCCGATCGCCGGCGGGGATCGGACCGTAACGCAAAACGCCGCGGTTCGGGTCGAGTTCTCAAACCTCCCGCCGGGAGCGCGCGCGACCGCCGATCCGTCGTCGTCGGCTGATCTATCCCTTGACACCGGATATCAGATGGCGATCCCGTAGTAACTAACCATGTGGAAAAACAACCTTCACCGCGTCGTCCTCTCCGACGGTCGAAAACTGATCGCGGCCTCGTTCCGCGGCGTTCCGTTTTTCGTCGCCTCGGCCTCGCGCGAGGGCGGCCGGCGAGTCGTCAAACATGAGTTCCCGTATCGCGACGATCCTCAGGTCGAGGATCTCGGTCGAGTTTCGAGGACGTTCGCGGTCGAGGGTTATGTCGTCGGGGACGACTATGTCGCGCAACGGGACGCGCTGATCTCCGCGATCGAGGACACCTCGGGGCCTGGGGATCTTATTCATCCGTACTATGGGCGACGCCGCGCGATCGCCTCGGGTTTGCGAGTTTCCGAGTCGATACAGGACGGCGGCCTCGCGTCGTTCTCGATCACGTTCGACGACGCTCCCGATACGCAAACGATCCCGGTCGACGCCGTCGACTACGTCGAGCGCGTCAACAACTCCGCGGCGGCCGCTCGAACCGCGAACGCCGACGAGTTCGCCGCTCTGTACGACGCGGCCTCGTTGCCGGGTTTCGCCCTGCAAAGCGCGGCCGACACGTTGACGGGCCTCTCGGACTCGCTCGGGTTCTACGCGACGCCGATCACGCTCACGACTCAAGAGGCCGCGAAACTGACTCAACAAGTCGGCCTCTTGAAGGCGCAAGCGACGACGCTCGTTAGTTCGCCGTCGGATCTGCTCAACGATTGGACGGCCGCGGTCGATACGATGCTGAACACGACGGCGGGATCGCCGCTCGATCTGCTCCGCGCGTGTTTGGATATCCTCGCGACGCCTCCCGTTCAAGCCGTGATCGAAACGACGCCGACGCGCGAGCGCGAGGCGCGGAACAAAGCCACGCTTGAGGCCGCTCTAAACGGCGTCGTGTTGATCGGCGTGACAAAACTCGCGGCCGCGATCCCGTACGAGACGATCGATCAAGCGGTTGAGGTTCGGGGCCTGGTAACGGACGAGATCGATCGACAGCTCGAAACCGCCGGCGATCTGACGTACGAGGCTCTGCTCGACCTCCGCTCGGATTTTTCTACGGCGATCCCGAGCGCCGAGGTTATCGCTCGCGAGGTGAGGATCGAGCGCCGGGTTCCGATCCCGTCGATTGTCCTCGCGTTCAAACTCTACGGCGACACGGCCGAGGAACTCGACGTCGCCGCGCGAAACCGACCGACCCACCCGGCGTTCCTCGTCGGAACATTAAAGGTCTTATCCAGTGGCTGATGTTCGCTTGATCGTCAACGGGACCCGACACGGGGGGTGGAAAACGATCGCGATCTCGCGCTCGATTGAGTCGATCTCGGGGACGTTCTCGCTCTCGATTTCGGACAAGTGGCTCGGACAAAATAACCCGTGGCCGATTCTTGAGGAGGACCGCGCGCGCGTCGAGATCGACGGCGATCCCGTGATCGACGGTTTCGTCGACTCGCGCGAGGTCGAGATCGGCGCGACGAATCGCGATCTGTCGTACAACGGCCGCGACAAGTCCGGCGCGCTCGTCGACAACTCCGTCCTGCTCGACGGCCGGCGTTGGACGTTTCGCAAGCTCGGCGTCGTCGAGATCGCGAAACAACTCGCGACGCCGTTCGGGATCTCCGTCGCGACTCAACCGGGGCTGGTGCTACCCGAGGCCGCGAGGAAAACCGTCGTAAACCCTGGCGACACCGCGTTCGAGGTTATCGCTCGCGCCGCCGCTCAAGCCGGCGTCCTCGTCGTCGGCGACGGCCTCGGCGGAATCACGATCACGCGCGCCGGGACTCGAAGGGTCGAGCCGCTGATCCTCGGCCGCAACATCAAGACGATCGGCGTGTCCTACAACGCGACCGAGCGGTTCTCTCGATACGTCCTCGTCACGCAAACCGCGGGAACCGATACGGCCTCGGGCGCGGCGACGAGAATCCGAGCCGAGGCGAGGGATCTCGGGGTCCGTCGCGAGGATCGCGTTCTCGTTGTACGTCCCGAGGCGGGGATGGCGATCGCGACTGGCCGGCGGCGCGTGAATTGGGAAGCAAACGTGCGACGCGGTCGCGCTCAAACCGTCACCGTCACGGTTCAAGGTTGGCGACAGCAAAGCGGCGACCTATGGCCGGTTAACGCGCTCGCCGAGGTCGAGGCCGTCGAGGCCGGCGTCAATGGGCCGCTTTTGATCTCGCGCGTCGACTATTCAACCTCGATCGGTGAGGGACAGATCGCGCGCTTGACGCTCGTCGACCCGTTGACTTTCACACCCGAGCCGGTCGCGAAGAAAGCGGCGGCCTCGGGAGGTTGGAAGGAACTTAGGAAGGGGGCCTAATGCTCGACCGGAAGGCGCTCGAGGCCGCGTTGCGGCCGTTGAAAATGAAGATCGCGAACACGGTCGCGCGCGCGGTCGTGACCCTCGTCGACAACGCAAAGAAATTGCAGGAGATCCAAGCGGGCGTCCTCGACGGCGAGGAGATCGACGAGGCGGAACACTTTCACGCCTACGGGTTTTGTTCGGTTCCGTTGCCGGGAGCCGAGGCCGTGATCGTGTTCCCGAACGGCGATCGCGCTCACGCGCTGATCACGGCGATCGCGGATCGTCGATATCGGCCGACGGATTGGCTCGCCGGCGAGGTCGGACTTCACACGGACGAGCCTGGTCACACGGTACGTCTACGTCGAGACAAGATCACGACGCTAGAGGCCGAGACGATCGAACTCGGCGGGATCGGCGTGACGGAAAAGGCGATCAAGGGCGACACGTTCAAGGTCGCCTACGACGCCCATATTCACCCGACGCCGATGGGGCCGAGCGGTTTAACCGTCCCGCTCGCCGCGCCCGCATTGTCGACAAAGGTCAAGGTCGGATAGGATGGCGCTCGACCCGGCCGGACTCGAAACGAGTTTTAGGAATACCGTATTCCCGACGACCTCGATCGACCCGATCGTCGTCGCGGCTCAATGGCAAAGCGCCGTTCAGGCGTACGCCGCGAACATAGTCCCGGCCTCGACGACCGTCGCGGCGGCGTCCGCGAGCCTCGCGGGGACTCTGACGGGGATCTTCTCAACCGGGGGAGATCCCGCGTCGAAGGCCGCCGGGATGGAGGCCGCGTTCCTGGCGTGGGCGACGGCGATCGGGGCCGGCATGGTCGGGTTCACGCCGATCCCGCCGGTCGCGCCGATCGGGTTCGCCGCGGAGTTCGCGAAACCTCCGAACCTATGGGCGACGACTCACGCCGCGGCCGCCGCGTTGTGGGCCGGCAAGATCGACGTCTGGCTCAAAACAGGATCGGCGACGCTGATCGCGCCGCCGAATACCGTCGTCCCCTGGACTTGACACAATCGCGGGCGCGTGACGACATAAGCGCGTGCCGTTCGCTCGTCCTACGCTCGCCGAACTCGTCACCCGCACCCGCGCGGACCTCCGCGCGCGCCTGGATAACTCGGGCCCGCTTTTGCGGCGCGCGATGCCGGATGTCCTCGGAGCGGTATGGGCCGGCGTGGTGCATATGCTCCACGGACACGCCGAATGGATCTCGCGGCAAATTTTCGCCGACACCTCCGACAAGGATCAGCTACTCCGACAGGCGGGCCTTTACGGGATCGAGCCGACGCCGGCCGAGTTCGCGGCGGGACCCGTCGAGGCGACCGGCTCGAACGGCTCGATAGTCCCGAACGGGTCGATCCTCGTTTACGCCGTTGACGGGCGCGAGTATGAGGTCACGAACGGGCCGGTCGTTGTTGCCGGCGGACTCGCGGCGCTGATCGTTCAAGCGGTCGAGGCCGGCGGGACCGCTAACCTCGCGGCCGGCGAGATCCTCTCGTTTCAAACTCCGATCGTCGGCGTCAATGTCGCCGCCGAGGTCGACACCGGCGGCATTGTCGGAGGTGAGGACGAAGGGACGATTGAGCAAACCCGAACACGCTTGATCGAGCGACTCCGCGAGCCTCCCGCCGGCGGACGCAGCGCGGACTATATCGCGTGGGCGAAGCTCGTCGGCGGCGTGACCCGTGTTTGGGTTTTCCCACACGAGAACGGCCTCGGGACCGTCGTCGTACGTTTTGTGATGGACGAGGCTCCGTCGATAATTCCGACAGTCGGCGATGTTGCCGCGGTTCAAGCCTCGATCGATGAGTTTCGTCCGGTCACGGTAGACGACGCGCTCGCCGTCGCGCCGGTTTCGTTGCCGATCAATTTCACGATCGCGATCACTCCCGACAACGCAAACACGCGCGCGGCGGTCGAGTCCGAGCTTGAGGACCTGTTATTCCGAGACGGCGAACCGGGCGACGGCGTCGCCGCGGGGACGATCCTCTTCTCGCAAATAACGACGGCCGTCGGGAACGCGGTCGGCGTCGACGACTTCACCGTCACCGCGCCGGCCGCGGACGTTGTTCCGGCGCTCGGAGAGATCGCCGAACTCGGGGTCATAACGTGGGTCTAACCGCCGACGCTTTCGCTCGGGTCTGCTCGGCGCTGCTACCCGGCGGCCGGTTGTGGAGGTTAGAACCCGGCGAGTTCCTCCCGCGCTTGCTGCTCGCGGCCGGCGACGAGTGCGCGCGCGTTGATCAGCGTCAACGCGACGTGCTCGCGGAGTCCGATCCGAGGACCGCGGTCGAGACGCTCGCGGATTGGGAGCGGGTTCTGGATCAACCGTCGACGGGGACGACGGGCGAGCGCCAGGCGCGCATAACGTCCGAGCTGATACGCCGGCAACGGTTCCGGCCGATCGATTTTCGCGAGGCGCTCGCGCCGCTCCTCGGGTTGACGGCGTCGCAGGTTGTCGTGATCGAAACGACCGCGGCACAAGCGGCGGCGATGAATGACCCGCGGCAAATTTATCAATTCTACGTTTACCGCGATCCCGGCCTCGGCGGGTCGTGGGATCTCCCGGCCGCGCAACGGTTGATCGAGATCATGAAACCGACACACACGCGAGGAACAGCGATCGAATCGATCGATTTTGTTTGCGACGATCCCGAAAGCCTCACCGATCGCGATATTTTAGGAGTCTGATCCATGCCATTACCACAAACCCGCAACACGACATACGCGCCGGGCGCGCAAGTCAAAAGCGTCGACCTCAACGCGATCCAAGACGAGATCGTCAAGCTGTACCCGAGGACGCGGAGCCTCGATTTTCTCAATTTCGACGTTGTGAACCCGAAGCTATTCAACGACGGGATCAACGGCGGCGCGGGGCCTGGACGTTTGTTGTCGCTCGGCTTTCGGAGCAATAACACGACGGCGGACAACGCGTTCGTAGGCGTCACGGCGACGCAACTCGTACACAGTCGCAAGGGTCGATTTTGGGGGATCGACTCGACCACGTTCCCGCCGTTTGTCCCGTCGTCGGGGCCGAAGGCGACCGCGTGGCTTTCGTCGATCGCGTCGTGGCTCACTCTCGGCGCGTCGGGATCGCCGCAACATATCCTCCAACAAACCGTGTCCGAGTCCGGCGGCACATGGACGGCTCAAACCGATCCCGCGGCCGCGGCGGATCGGACGTGTATCGCGACCGGCGTCAATCACCCGGTATCCCTGGCCGTCGTGTCGCGTTCGGCCGGCGGGTTTATCACGTCCCCTGACGGGATAACGTGGACCGAGCGAACTCACCCGGCCGTGTCAAAAAACATGCGGGCGGTTTGCTGGGGCGGATCGGTTTTCGTCGGCGTCGGCGCGACGGTCGTCGTCACGTCCCCGGACGGGATCACTTGGACCGATCGAACAGCAAATATCCCCGTCCCGCTCGCGGCGGCGATCTGGCGTGACGTAGCGTATGACACGAGCCTCGGTCTTTTTGTCGCGATCGCCGAGGGATCGGGAACGATGACCTCGCCGGACGGGATCACTTGGACGCAGCGAACATCGATCCCGAACCTCGCCGCCGGCAAACCGATCACCGTGACAACGGACAACGCGGGCGCGATCTATGTGATGGGACACCAGTTATCCCTAGTTTTGACGTCCGTCTCGGGCGATTACGCGACGCTATTCCGCTCGCTCGACGGCGGCGTGACGTGGGAGGATACCGCGCTCGATTGGGTTGAACTCTGCTCGGGCGCGCTCTACCTCGGCGGCCGGCTCGTCGTGTTCGGTGAGCCGTGGTTTCAGCCTAACCCGGCCGAATCGACCTTCGTTATCGGGTTCGGAGTTCAAAAGTAACACAAACCGGAGATCCTCGACATGCTTCCCGCTCTTACGAAAACTTGGCGCTTCGGTCCGAATCTCGCCGTCCCGTCGGGCATCAATATAGTCGAAACGAATCATTACCTGTGGTGGGCGACTTACAACGCGCTCTGCGGTCGAAAGCCGGACAACTCGGGGCCGATCGATTGGGTCGACTCCGACGGGAATCCGGCAAGCGCGCCGGCCGCCGTTTGGGTTCCGCAAAGCGAATCGAACTCTCTCGCCGTCGGAAATAACGATCTAGTCAAACGGATTAACACTTTCGCCGACGTGGTTTACGGCGCTTTCGGCGGTCCGGGGACCTGGTCGCACCTCTACAACTCCGCGCTCGGACTTCATATCAAAGCGTATTTCGGATCGGCCGCGACGAGCGGAACCGACTCCGCGGGACACGCCTCGACCGAGGGCGAACAAAGCGCGTGGAACATGAGTTTCGTCGGGTTCGGCGCTGCTGTCGGCGGGACAAACGGAACAACGTCGACGCCGCCGCTCACGGACGCGCCGGCAAACCAAGCGAAATTCAGCAAATCGGACGGCGGAACGATCGAAAACTCTACAATTGACTCGTGGGGCGGGACGGCTATCTCGACGACCGCTCACCGTTTGCACGTTTGCGTCTCTGACGACGGCAAAGTGTGGCGAATTTTCGCGTTCAGAAACGGCCGATCGTGCATGTTTATAAACATCGAAGCGCCGCGCGATCCGGTTGTGATCAAGGGTACGCCGGATCGAACGTGGAACGGACTCGACAAGCCGATCGTCGCATGGGCGCTCGGGACGCAGCAGGACGACTTCAACAATCGCGTCCTCCGACAGACTGCAAATTTCAATGCGAATCAACGGATCGCGATGACGTTTCTCGCGCAAGCCGGAAACGCGAATCTGGTCAAGCGCGCGATGATGACGTTCGGTGTTGAGAATGTATGCGGGACAGGGTTCAACCTCCAAACATACGCCGAGCAAAACGTGGGGCCGAGCGCGCTCACAAACGAGTATGGGATCGCTCCGCTCGCGCTCTGGTCGCGCGAGCCTGGACAGATGGGCCGCGCGGGTTTGTGCAATGATCTGTATCACGGCCAAGGTCCCGAACTCGGCGGACCGCAAGAGGGCGACTCTTATCCGCTGCTACCTGCTCCGACCTTCGAGTTCGCCCATTTCGGCGCGTTCGTACATCCGTGGTGCAAACTCCCGATCCTGACCTCTTAAAATGGCGAGCATTGACGGATCATATTTCGGCGGAACGGTCGACTCGTTCGGGAGCTCCCGAAACTCGGGAGGCCGACAGGGCGCGTTGATCGAGCTTTGCGGAGGCGAGCCGGGTCCCGCCGCGCCGCCGATCCCGCCGACACCCGAGCCGATCCCCGTCCTACCCGTGATCGAAGATCCGATCCTGGCGACCGATGGATTGCGCCTCGCCGTTATGATCTCGTTGTTCTCCGATCGTCGGGTCGAGGCTGGAACCGCGACGCCGGCGAACGACGGCGATCTGAGGGGTTGGTGGGCTGACGAGTTCGCGACCGTTCCCGGCGACAAGATCGGATCTCGGTTGTGGCTCCTCGACCGCTCGACCGGAGCGGACAACGTCGAGATTGAGGCGCAACAATACGCCGCCGAGGCGCTCGCGTGGCTCACCGAGGACCGGGTCGCGTCGCGCGTCGACGTGGTCGCCGAGTTCGACGGCTCGACCCTCTATCTCGACGTGACGATCACGCGACCGAGCGGAGATCCCGCGTCGTTCCGTTTCGCGGCCGCATGGGATGCCGAGGCCGCCGCTCTAAAACTGCCACCCGTGATAATGTGACAACGAAAGAGGAGGCCGCCGTGTTGAAGATCCTAAAATCAATCCCTTGGAAACGAGTATTAACCGTTGTCGTCCCGATGGTCGGCGCGTGGGAAAACCT